TACTGATCAGCATACTTAGATGCGTCAGTCCACTGATTATAGTTTTCATCCATCTTATCAATGGCACGAATATAATCATCAGCAGTTTGTACTACTTCTTCTACACGAGATTTACGAGCAGGAGCAGAACGAACAGCTGAGTTTTTACTTTGAAGATTACTTTTGAATGCAGCTTGTGCATTACGCTTTTCAGCAATAGTACGGATAAGTGCAAGGCGATCAGCTTTTTGAGTAGGAGTCATCATATAATATTCTCTTTCGTTTGTTTCATTATAAGTATTATAACACAAGTAACTGTGTAAGTACACAAGTATTTTACACAGATAGTATTTTTATTTCAGGCTGTGATATATTTGTCACAGCGTCAGTCCAACCAGTATCGATAGACCATGAGTCAAGAATTTTGATTTCATTCTTTGATTCGATCCACTTCATAGCAGACTCTTTATTTTCGAAAGAAGATGTTTCTTCAACATCATTCATAAGTTTAATTTTTGCAGTAATCATAATATATTCCTTAATCTTTATTTCCAACCCACACATTCACGTGAGCAATAGTACCTTCAATTCGAGTGATCATATAGTCAAGTCCAGCTTCTGCTAGTACTTTACGAAGCAATGCAACTTGCTCTTTATCTGTACGATCATTCATGCTAATACCTTTCTAACAACTGCTGCATTAACAATGTATGCATATCCGTCATTATCATTTCGAGCAATTAAACCAGCATCAATAAGCTGTTCCATCTTTTCACAGTAACGCTGATAGTTTTTAGAAAAGTTTTCCAAAGAACCAAAGTTATTCACATGAATAGGCTTTTTACTTCCAGGAAATTTATTTTCAGACCAAACTGCGTTTGCAAGAATGTCACGCTGTATTTTTACTAGTTTCATAATGTCTCTCCATTGATTATAGTATTATTGTACCGTGTTTTATTACAGATGTACACGTTTATTTTCATTTATTTTAAAAAATATTCACGCTTATAGATGTTATAAGCCTGAATTGTTCGATCAGTATGAGCATACGGAGCACGCTCAATAAAGAAAATTAAATCATCGAACTTCATTCCAAAGAATTCGCAACGTCGTTCTAATTCAGAGATAGCACCTTTAATACGCATTATGCTGCCTTCCAATCTTCTTTTAATTTCATTGAGAAAGGAACTTTAGTTTCTAACCAGCGAATAGCAAGGCTAGGAGTATCGAATTCCATTTCATCACAAATGCTTAGATCTTTAGGATCTTCATAAGAAGCAACCCAACCGATACATGCAACTTGCTCTAAGTAGCAAGGGATAGATGAGTTAGTAGCAATATAGTAGTTATCAAACTTAGTAGTTCTGAATTCCATCATTGAGTTAAATACGTTCTTTGTCATAATATAAATCCTTTATTTTTTGTTTCTATAACTGTTATACACGGTTTAAACGATAATGTACACGTTTATTTTTACTTATTTGCGCTTTTTTTCATAATAAGCACAATCTGTATCATTTATGTTACATTCCATGTTTCAACGTATGCGCTTATACCTTCACCCATAATATCTGTCATTCTTTCACAGCTATTATCAACTTCAATGTTAGCAGCATCACAACCTGATGCTATTACATATTCCATAGCAGCTGCAATAGCTCTTTTTTTAGATGAACATATTGCAATACAACCGTCTTCAGATCCATGTACTTGATATACGTTAAATGTTTTCATAATATAAATCCTTTATTTTTTGTTTCTATAACTGTTATACAGGGTTTATACAGCAATGTACACAGTTAATTTCATTTAATTTCATTTTTATTCAAATAAAGCAGTTATGTTACATATATGTTACACTGTATACTATATGGTAAACTCTACATTACATGGTACCTCTATCCTCAACAGCATACTCTCTTATTATACCACGGTTTGGGACAATTGTACACGCTTATTTTTACTATTTGTAGAAAAAAAATATATAAATAACCATACTAGACCAACTATAGGAGTAAGCAGTGGATTTTATAACTCTAGTAGGTGATGTTGGATTCCCGATTGCAGGCGCGCTTGCAGCAGGAGTATTTGTTTTCATCATCTTAAAATTTATTCTTGCGAGTGTTACTGATTCAGTTAATACTTTAAAGAATATTATTGGATCGCTAGACAACAGAGTTCAAACAATGAACAATGATTTAGTGAAAATAGATGCGCTATTAAGTTACGCGCTGAAGGTCAAACCTAATATAGATCGTATCGCCGCGAATGAAGGTAAGGACGACGCAAGGAGAGACTAAGGGAGAATAATGTATGGATATAGCTCAAGCTATAAGTGACTATGGCTTTCCGATCATAGCAGCAATGGGTATGGGTTATTTCATATTCTTTATATGGAAATGGGTTACTGAAGAAATTGATCCAATATTGGGTCAGACAATGGGAACGCTAATTAAGTTAGTAGATCGTGTTCGCATGCTTGATAATGATATGATAAGGCTCAATAGCAAACTAAGTATCGTGCTTGAATACAGAGGCATGGATGACGAAGTTGGTAAGTTTACAAGTCAAAATCAAAGCTTTAATTCGACAGGTGAAATTAATGAAAATGAAGATAGCGCTAACAATATTAGCGACACTAATAGCGACTCAAAGTAACGCTGAATTAGGTTTTTCTTTTAAGAATCCATCCTTTAGTGGGAATGGATATTCTAGTCATGTTCTAAGCATAGAACAATTACAACACAATAGAAAATCTGACTTAAAAGATAAAGCAGAGGCAGAACAAAGACGAATAGAAAGAGAATTAGAAAACACTACACTTAACAAGTTTATTACAAATCTTGAGAGTAGAATATATGCTACATTAAGTAAGCAAATGGTTGATAGTATGTTTGCTGATTGTACTGGAGATACTTGTCCAACAACAGGAACAACTGAAATTGAAGGTAGTACAATTGAGTGGTCAAAGGATCCAGTCGATGGAAGTATTACATTAACAATTACGAATGATGACGGGACTACTACTATAACAATTCCTGGCCAGGGAGAGTTTGCGTTTTGATTAAATACTTATTAACAGGTGCAATGGCCACAATTCTAATAGGTTGTGCAGATCCTTATGTTGTAGCTCAAATGAATGCTAAACCTACGGTTCAAGTATCTCCTACTTCCATATCTGATTATAGACAATTAGATGGAAAGAAGATGACTATTGCAGTATATGGTTTTACTGATAAGACAGGACAAAGAAAACCAAGTAGTGGATCCTCAAGTTTAAGTAGCGCTGTCACTCAAGGTGCAGAAGTATGGGTAATAAAGGCTCTACAGGATGTAGGGGCGTGTACATGGTTTGAAGTTGTTGAGAGAGTAGGCCTTGAAAATCTAATTAAAGAAAGACAGTTAGTAAGAAATACCAGAGAAATATACGAAAAGAAATTGGCAAAAGGTCCTACACCTTTAAAACCAATGGTATTTGCTGGTTTAATACTAGAAGGTGGTATTGTAGGATATGATTCCGGTACAGTTACAGGCGGTAGCGGAGCAAGATATTTAGGCATTGGTGCCCAAATAGACTATAGAGTTGACACAGTAACGGTTGTTATGAGATTAGTAAGTGTAAGCACAGGTAAGGTATTACTGAGTGTTGCCACAGAAAAAACCATAGCTAGCCATAGAAGCGGTGCAGACGTATTTAAATTTTTAGATATGGGCACTAAGCTAGTAGAAGCGGAAACCGGCTACAGCGTGAATGAGCCGGTAAATTATGCAGTTAGATCAGCAATAGAAGCTGGCGTTATTGAAATGATTAATGAAGGAGAATCAAAACAATTCTGGGCATTCTTAAAAGATCCTAAGAATGGCGGATAAAGGAAAGACAAAAAATGAGAAATCTAAAAAAGACTATCATTATGAGTATTGCGATTTCTGTAATACCATTAGCAACTATGCACGCGAATGACATCTATATTCAACAAGTTGGTGATACACTTGACTTGGACATTGTACAAGATGGACAAGACAACAAAATTGGTACAGGAACACAAGATGTTGTTCTAGGTTCTACTGGTAATGATGCTGATAATATGACATTCAGCATTACTCAAACTGGTAACTTAAACACAAT